GGTTACCACCAAACGAATCGGAAAATCGATACTGGAAAAAACTCTAACTCGGTGGCCAGTTTTTGTTGACCACTTCAGCATATCGACCCTGCAAGGTCGGTTAGTTTCTCCACAAAACAGAGAAGAACACCTGCGATGACTGCCGCCTGGATGGATTGGGTTATGAGCCCGTCGTCCGGTGATGCTCTTCTCTGTTTTGTAAAAAGGACGGTACCAGCCGGAAGCAAGGGTACAAACTGGTACCGTCAAGACTACACACAGCATAAAGTTGTGGTGCCGGGTGCCTCCCGGTGCCTGGCGAAGGTTGCACACCAGACGGGTGGGTATCCACAGAAGGTCGACTGTCAGCCTCAACCTTAACCCGCGTGCGCTGAGCCGCATTCACCACAACGCTAAGGATTCTCTCTGGTTGAAAATACTTAGCTGTTATGTGCCTGCTTTTAGCCACATCAGGCGAGGTGGACCTGGTTATTCCCCAACAACAAGGATTCGGTTAATCTGGTTATCCCCAACAACGCAAAAGGAAAAGAAATGTCCGGTAATATCTATACGCTGTACAAATCCCACTGTGAAAATGTTGGAAAGTATCGGGGCATTGAAATCAGTGGGGTAGTGTCATCAGTCGAAATAAGCAAAGTTGAATCAAGGGCAACATTACTTACTCTTCTGGACCTTGTCTTACATGAGCACCGGAAGAAATTCGGTACTCCCTATAATCAGTTGAATGGGAAAAAAGCTCTGGTTCACCTTATTCTGATGAAGCATCACTGGATGCCAAAACAGATTAATGAGATGAAATTTGATGAACTTCTTCTTTCAATTCAGGATGAACTCACGCTTGATAAAATAAGCGTAACCGCCCAGAAATTTTTAGATTATCGAGACTGGAGATCACAAATTCATCACTTTGATGATTTTGACGAAAATGAATGGGATCCTAATTTGTCTGCACAATATCTAAAGTAACATCCTGTGATAAAACCGTGATTTCCTGATCCAGTTTTTTTAAGGAGTCTATTGTTACCTGTCGATAAGACAGCACTTCACGAAGCTGGTTTATAGCTGCCAGCTTCTTTGCCATCCACTCGTAAATTTCCTCATTTGTGTATCCGGGCGCGACGATTTTTGGTTCTGTTTTGTGCATTTCACACCTCCTCAAGTTATCAGTTACTTGTTGATGGGGACCAGATTGTTAAAGAGCTAAGCGTCCTGTAGGGCGCTTTTTTGTTGCTAACGAATCATCCTGGACTTCATATGCCCCAGGCGGCTACTTCGTGGGCGTCCTGCCTGTTTGTTGTTTCTCTTGGGTACATTATGTATCTCAAAGGTACATTGTCAAGTATAAAAAAACCTGCCGAAGCAGGTTCATAAACATTGATTAGGCTTTGATTTTGTATCTTCTTGGTTTTCCTGAGAAAATCACAGTTCCAATTATAGAGCAATTACCGTTGATCTTAATGTAAGGCTCAGGCCAGTTTGGGTTTAACGCTTTGAGATAACGCTGTGTCCCATCTTCTATCAACCTTTTGAAGGTGGTTTCACCTGTATCGTGCATCAATGCAATAACGTCGTCACCGTGGCAGGCAGGTACTTCAGGATCGACAAAAATCATGTCTCCCGGGCGGTACTCATCAATCATTGAATCACCTATCACCCGCAAGATATAAGTCATTTCCCCACAGGGTACAGGGCAGGGATACGTTTCTGCTGTGCTCAAATCAACCTCAGAATATCCAACTTCTTTCCATGCTCCGGCCTGTACCCATGATATGACAGGGACTAATGTGATTTGTTTATTAGTGATTGAAACATCAGGTTTTTTTGTGATGTTCGTTGTCTGGTGTTCTTGATCGAGCCATCCGACAGGCAGGTCGAAACATTTTTCGATGTGTCGTGCCATGCTGTCACCGATATTTTTAGTAGCACCATCTCCCATAAACCTGCTGGTCTGGGTTGGCTCGCGATCAATCATAGTGGCAAAGGAAGAATTCCCGCCAACACCATCTCTCAGTTTTCTGGCGTTAGACCGCCGGATGTCATGGATTGTTTTCATAACGAAATTAAAACCCTTGTACCGTTAAGGTACAAGTATCTTGAAGGTTCATTTCAATCATGTAATATGTACACCGTAGGTACATATCGTATGAAAGCGTATTGGGACTCTTTAACCAAAGAACAGCAGGGCGAGTTGGCCGGAAAAGTTGGCTCAACACCTGGCTACTTACGGCTGGTTTTCAATGGCTATAAAAAAGCCAGTTTTGTGCTGGCTAAAAAACTTGAGCAATGCACGTCAGGTGCAATTACGAAATCTGACTTAAGACCGGATATCTATCCGAAAGATTAGCAGAACACTTTCAATTTTTAACCACAGAACGATGAGGCTAATCGTGGGTAAGCATCACTGGAAAATAGAAAAACAGCCTGAGTGGTACGTGAAAGCTGTCAGAAAAACTATCGCGGCGTTGCCGGGTGGTTACGCTGAAGCGGCTGACTGGCTCGATGTAACAGAAAACGCTTTATTCAACCGCCTTCGTGCAGATGGCGATCAGATTTTCCCGCTGGGATGGGCAATGGTTTTACAGCGTGCTGGTGGCACTCACTTCATTGCTGATGCTGTGGCGCAGTCTACAAATGGCGTCTTTGTGTCTCTTCCTGACGTCGAGGATGTGGACAACGCCGATATTAACCAGCGTCTGCTGGAAGTCATTGAACAGATCGGCAGTTATTCAAAACAGATTCGTTCAGCAATCGAAGACGGTGTAGTGGAACCGCATGAGAAGACAGCAATTAACGACGAGCTGTATCTCTCAATTTCGAAGCTGCAGGAGCATGCAGCACTGGTCTACAAAATTTTTTGCATTTCAGAAAGTAATGACGCCCGCGAGTGTGCAGCTCCGGGCGTCGTGGCGTCGATTGCTTCTGGTTGTGGAGAAACTAACGCATGAACAGTTTAACAACACACTACCGTCGCTCGCAACTGATTGCGCTTCCTGTACCGGGTGGAAAAGCGAAGGTGGAATATTGCTATGCAGTGAATGTACCAGGTGACAGGGAAATTGTAACCCACAGCTTTGCAGAGTGGGCTGTGGGTGATTTCAACCGGCAGAAGGAGACAGTCCTTTGCGACAAGTTAACCGCTGGTTCAAAGATCACTACGGAGTACCCGTCAGAGTCATTCGTTGGGAGCCGGAAACACAACGGGTTATCTACCTCCGCGAAGGCTATGAGCATGAGTGCTTCAGCCCGCTCGAACAGTTTCGTCGTAAATTCAGAGAAATAGAGGTCGGTCATGAGCACTAAATTAACCGGCTATGTATGGGATGGTTGCGCTGCGTCAGGCATGAAGTTATCCAGCGTGGCAATTATGGCCCGCCTGGCTGATTTCAGTAATGACGAAGGTGTGTGCTGGCCATCAATTGAAACCATTGCCCGCCAGATTGGCGCGGGGATGAGTACCGTCAGAACGGCTATCGCACGGCTGGAAGCAGAAGGCTGGTTAACGCGTAAGGCGCGTCGCCAGGGTAACCGCAATGCGTCGAATGTTTATCAGCTTAACGTTGCGAAGCTTCAGGCAGCGGCATTTTCTCAACTGTCAGATTCTGACCCGTCAAAATCTGACGCATCAAAATCTGACCCGTCAAAATTTGATGCGTCGAAATCTGGCAAAAAAGCGGGTTTTCACCCGTCAGAATCTGGCGGGGATCCGTCAGTAAAATCAAAACATGATCCGTCAGATAAAAAACCTTCTTGTCCGGACGCTTCGCAACCGGACACGCAGAAGGCTGAACAGGATTTTTTAACTCGCTATCCTGATGCGGTTGTATTCAGCCCTAAAAATCGCCAGTGGGGAACGCAGGATGATTTGACCTGCGCACAGTGGCTCTGGAAAAAAATCATCGCCCTGTACGAGCAGGCCGCCGAATGTGACGGCGAGGTGGTTCGTCCCAAAGAACCTAACTGGACAGCCTGGGCAAACGAAATTCGCCTGATGTGTGTGCAGGATGGTCGTACTCACAAACAAATCTGCGAGATGTACAGCCGCGTCAGCCGCGATCCGTTCTGGTGCCGTAACGTGCTCAGCCCGTCGAAGTTGCGGGAAAAATGGGATGAGCTTTCCCTGCGCTTATCGCCGTCCGTCAGCACGTACACAGAAAAACGCGAAGACCCGTACTTCAAAGCCAGTTACGACAACGTGGACTACAGCCAGATCCCTGCAGGATTCAGGGGGTGATTATGAGTCTTTTGAATGAAGTTCAGAAATTCATTGAAGCCCATCCGGGGTGTACTTCCGGAGACATTGCGGATGCTTTTGCAGGTTACTCACGGCAGAACGTTCTGCAGTCAGCAAGCAAGTTACGTCAGAGTGGGCGTGTGGCTCACCGTTGTGAAGGAGATACACGCAGACATTTCCCGCGCCTGACTGAGAGAGCGCAGGATCCGGAACCACAACCAGTTCGTGAAACCAGACCTGTGCGCAATTTCTATGTCGGCACTAACGACCCGCGGGTGATTTTGTGCCTGACCCGCCAGGCGGAAGAACTGGAGTCCAGGGGCTTATACCGTCGTGCTGCAACGGTGTGGATGGCGGCATTCCGTGAAAGCCACTCCCAGCCAGAACGAAACAATTTTCTGGAGCGTCGTGAGCGGTGCTTACGGAAAAGCAGCAAGCGCGCGGCATCGGGTGAAGAGTGGTATCTGTCAGGGAATTACGTGGGGGCTTAATGAGTAATAAATATTGCCAGGCGCTGGCGGAACTGCGGAACAAACCAGCCCATGAACTGAAGGAAGTGGGCGATCAGTGGCGCACGCCGGATAACATTTTCTGGGGAATTAACACCCTGTTTGGCCCGTTTGTTCTGGATCTGTTCACTGATGGTGATAACGCCAAATGTGCTGCGTATTACACGGCGGAAGACAACGCGCTGGCGCATGACTGGTCAGAACGTCTTGTGGAGCTTAAAGGTGCTGCCTTTGGTAATCCCCCATACAGCCGCGCCAGTCAGCATGAGGGGCAATACATCACTGGCATGCGTTACATCATGAAGCATGCCAGTGCCATGCGTGATAAGGGCGGGCGCTATGTTTTCCTGATCAAAGCTGCCACCAGCGAAGTGTGGTGGCCGGAAGATGCAGATCATATTGCTTTTATTCGCGGGCGTATTGGTTTTGAACTGCCTGCCTGGTTTATCCCGAAGGATGAGAAGCAGGTGCCGACAGGCGCTTTCTTCGCTGGTGCTATTGCTGTTTTCGATAAGACCTGGAAGGGACCGGCAATCAGCTACATCGGGCGCGATGAACTTGAGGCATGTGGTGAGGCGTTTCTGGCGCAGGTTCGCCAGCAGGCGGAAAAACTGGTCAGGGAGATGGCGGCATGACGACGTTAACTCAATGCCAGCAGCAGGTGCTGGATATGCTGATTTCTTATCAGAAAGAACGTGGCTTCCCGCCAACCAATCAGGAGGTGGCAACCATGCTGGGATACCGTTCAGTGAATGCAGCGGTGGAGCATCTTCGCGCACTGGAGAAAAAAGGCGTCATCACGATAAAGCGTGGCGTGGCCCGGGGGATAACGCTTCATACCGCGGTGAAGGACGACGACAGCGAGGCGGTCGGGATTATCCGCGCACTGCTTGCCGGTGAGGAAAACGCAAGGCTGCGTGCAACCCACTGGTTACATGAGAGGGACCTGAAAGTATGAAGCTGATCCGGCCTTTTCCGCTCAGCGTGAACACGTACTGGCGACACCCCAACAAAGGGGCGTTTGCAGGTAAGAGCCTGATAAGCGCGGCGGGGCGCAAATTCCAGAGCGCGGCGTGCGCAGCAATAGTTGAGCAGTTACGTCGTCTGCCGAAACCAACGTCGGCACCTGCTTCAGTGGAGATCGTGTTGTTTCCTCCGGATAACCGGATCCGCGATCTGGACAACTATAACAAGGCACTGTTTGACGCCCTGACCCACGCGGGTGTGTGGGAAGACGACAGTCAGGTGAAAAGAATGCTGGTGGAGTGGGGACCGGTTATCCCGGAAGGGAAGGTCGAGATCACTATCAGTAAGTACGAGAAAACGGCGGGTGCAGCCGCCTGAGCAAAAGGAGAAACGAAGTATGAATAATCTGATGGTCATTGATGGTATTGAAGTTCGTCGTGATGCTTATGGGCGTTACAGCCTGAACGATCTGCATCGCGCAGCAGTAGCATCTGGTGCAAATGCCAGAACCAAGGAGCCGGGAAAGTTTCTTTCCAGCCAACAAACTGTTGAGCTTGTTCATGAATTGACCAACACCCAGAATTTGGGTGTTGACCCGGTGAGTGTGATTCATGGGGGAAATGAACGGGGAACGTATGTCTGCAAGGAACTGGTGTATGCCTATGCAATGTGGATCAGCCCGTCATTCCATCTGAAGGTGATCCGTACTTTCGATATGGTAACCAGCGCACCGGAAAAATTATCCGGACAGGCTGCTGACAAGATGCAGGCTGGCGTGATCCTGCTGGACTTTATGCGCCGGGAGTTAAACCTGTCTAACTCTTCAGTGCTTGGTGCCTGTCAGAAACTCCAGGAGGCTGTTGGCTTACCGAATCTGGCACCGCGCTATGCCATTGATGCTCCTGCTGATGCACACGATGGCTCAAGTCGCCCGACACTGTCACTGAGCGCACTGCTGAAACAGTATGGTATACGCCTGACGGCTAATCAGGCATATCACCAGATGGTGAAACTGGGGATCGTCGAGCAGCGCGAACGATACAGCCGTACCGCGATTAACAACATCAAAAAATTCTGGTCGCTGACAGCGAAAGGTTGCATGTTCGGCAAGAACATCACCAGTCCCGCAAATCCGCGCGAGACGCAGCCGCATTTCTTCGAATCCCGATTCCCTGAGCTGTTAAAGCTGCTCGATACCGTTCATTGAGGTGACCGTGAGAGCGCTACTGACCCCTGAAATTGCCCCGCGTATGGGGATCGTATTGTTCAGACCAGGTTCAGAGCTGATGCCCCTGTTTATGCAGGGGCGTGTCCTGCTGGAGCCTGAGCCGGAACGTTATTCATCTTTTGCCAGTGGTGCCGTTCCGGCGGCATCACAAACGCTGGCGGATGATCCTGCCGTTCGGGCCGTGTTCCGCAATGAGACAGTGATCCGTCGTGCTGGTGGGGTGGAATGTCTTGAAAGCTGGTTACTTCGTGAAAAAGGCTGCCAGTGGCCTCATTCCGACTGGCACAGCGAGAACATGACCACAATGCGACACGCTCCGGGCGCAATCCGTCTGTGCTGGCACTGCGATAACCAGCTGCGCGATCAGTTCACGGAACGGCTGGAATCAATGGCAACGGATAACTGTGCCCGCTGGGTATTGTCTGTTGTGCGTCGGGATCTCGGTTTTGATGATAGTCACGTTGTGACAATGCCGGAACTATGCTGGTGGCTGGTTCGTAATGACCTGGCGGATGCCTTACCGGAAAGTGCAGCCCGTAAGGCACTGAGATTACCGAAGCCTGTTGTGCCGTCTGTCACCCGGGAAAGTGACCTTGTTCCTTCGGTTCCTGCCACCAGCATCATCCAGGATAAAGCGAAAAAGGTGCTGGCGCTGAAAGTGGAGCCGGAGTCGCCGGAGTCTTTTATGTTACGCCCAAAACGTCGCCGCTGGGTTAATGAAAAGTACACGCGCTGGGTTAAGACGCAGCCGTGTGCATGTTGTGGAAAGCCTGCTGATGATCCCCACCATCTGATAGGCCACGGTCAGGGGGGAATGGGTACAAAAGCGCATGATCTCTTTGTGTTGCCTTTGTGCAGAAAGCATCACGACGAGCTGCATGCGGATACCGTGGCATTTGAAGAGAAGTATGGCTCCCAGCTGGAGTTGATATTTCGTTTTATCGATCGTGCGCTGGCAATTGGTGTGCTGGCCTGATTTTGTGGAGAAAGTTGATGCGTGATATGTATGAAGTAATGGATCGTTGGGGAGCTTGGGCTGCTTCAGACAATAGCGGAGTGGACTGGCAGCCGATAGCGGCTGGTTTCAAGGGACTTTTACCTCATGGCAAAAAGTCACGGATTCAGTGTGATGATGACGAAGGCATCATGATAGACAGTTGTGTGGCTCGGTTGAGAAGGTATAAACCAGAGGAATATGAGCTCATCATCGCCCACTTTGTTATCGGTATCTCATTACGCACTATTGCGAAGAAGAGAAAATGCTCTGATGGCACAATTAGGAAGGAACTGCAAACTGCAATGGGGTTTGTTGACGGCTGTTTAGCAATGTTAGCTTATAGTATGGCATAAAAAATAAAATAGATTTACTGCCGATTTTTCAAAAAAGACTGGGAACTGTTTATATCCAACGTAAATAAGGCCTCCATAAAACATGGCTGATGCGAGATATTTAACAGTTCTCATCCTTTTTTTAGCTTTATCAATCAAACCTGTAATGCTACTCTTAATACTATCTGCATTATCTTTGATTTCTTTATTTTCTTCAAACTTTAAATACTTATCGAAAGCGGACTCCACTCGAGAACGTAAGTTGTCGAATGTTTCATTGAATATCTCAATAGAAATGTAATTGACTTTTTTTATCATCCAAAGTCCTGCGATAATCAATATTGCTTCGGTTGTTTCATTAGCCTTCACTAAGCCACCAGCTGCTATTAATGCACCGGGAATAGTCAATGCTTTTGTCTGATTAGATGATATGAATTCGTTAATTTTACTCGTGAACTCAAGATTTTTCTCATCGAGTTCGTTAAGAATTTTATTTACAGAAAACCTCTTTGTGTAAATCTCATATAGTTCATCATATTTTTTCCTGACGAGTTCAGTAGAGTTAAGCAAGTCAAAGAAATTGAACGTACCATTTGCTTTAAATACTTCGTTTATGGCTGAGCGTATAACGAGTTTGCGCTCGCTTTTGTGTAAATCATTGATTTTTTATTGTGTCGAGAAGCTCCTTTATAATTTCATATTTAAGAGACGAGTTCGATAAGCGATTAATCTCGCTATATTGTAAAAAATGCGTGAGTTCGACTGTATAACTTTTGTCTTCATTGGTGAAAAATAAGACAGAGCAGTCACTGTTATGATGATCAGCAATTAATGAAAGGATATCTTTCCACATAAAGAAAATATGGATTTTTTCGATGCTTTCATTCTTAGAAGTAGGGAGTATTAACGGCGTTCCGATGATATAATTTTTCGGAAGAGCGTTTTGGGTGTTTACTCTAGACCAAAAAGACTCAACATTCTCATAAATTATAGCGTCATCCCAAGATGAAGCTTGGCGATCTAGCCAAATTTCATTATTTTCGATGCAGGTTGTTGCCTTTTTATAACCTATAGATTGTAACAGTCTAATTATTTCAGAACTATTTACAATAACAATGCTTTCTTCAAGACTTATGACAGTGTAGTAGCCCTCAACTCTGCTTGAGGCTCCGTTAATAATCTGCGCTAATCTTGATAAGTCATCAGCAATTGTCATTATTAGCTGTCTCTATATCTTTTGAGTTCATCATAATTTGCCTGACTCAATTTTATCACAATTTCGCATTTGTTGTCAGTGAGAATTACAGGCTTATTTGACTTTTCGTCTCCAATAGCTCCACGCATTATTTTCAACTTAAAATTATTGTCGTTATCTGCCACTTCAATTGTAAGCGCGCTTTCAGCTGCTTTAGGAGTTGGTTCAAATTGAGGGTCAATCTGGAAACCATTAAGATTAACAAAATCGACAAACGTTCCCTTACATTTGTGTGAATCAGTCAGGCATGAGTCAATTATTTTTGAAATATCCTCTATCTTAACGGACTTATTTCCGTATTTATCTTTTGATTTTTTTTCCAGTAAGGATTTAACTTCATTGTCAATAGTATCACGCAGTACACGACCGAGTGAGTTTTTACTAGCAAAAATATCTATAGCACTGAATAATTGCTGAATGCTTCTTTTATTGTCCGAATCATGTCGGCAACCTAATGAGTCTTTGAAAAAATCGCTTTTAGATTTACCTTGCAAGAAATGTACATATGAGTCACCCTTGTTTTCTGGATAACTGGCTTCGAATAAAGTTAAATCGAACATCGCAGCCTGCCGTAAGGCATCGGTATTAATTGGATTTAATCTTGTTGGGGTCAACTTATCCGAATCAAAGTCATAGGCGCTTTGTTTATCAACCATTACGATTAGAAGTTTCCCCAAATCCTCTGGTTCGGTAGACTTATAGTGGATGAAAACAACGCTCCCCCCCTGAAGTTGGGCAACTCTCGATTCGTTATTAGCATTATGTTTAAGCTTCTCTATTATAGCTCTAGATAAATCAATGAATTCATTATTTTTATTAATGTATTTTTTTAGGATCGTAGGAATGGATGAAGGGTTGTGATCTGAGTCTAGGAAGTTATGAAATTTGTTTTTTCGGCTAAATTTTTTCTCAATTCTGGTTATGAATTCAGATGTGACTTCATTTTTTAGATCCCAAACTTCACCTAATCGATAATCAAATGCTCTTGAATCATTTTTTTCAAGATTTGCTGTTACAGCACCAATAGGAAAGTACGATTGTTTGCCCAGCACTACAACATGAGGCGTGGCACCGCATTTATCGCAAGCTACAGTTGGGTCGTCAAGAACATTGCCACATTCTAAACAAGTTATATCCATTATATATCCCGAATTATAAGAATGAATTTTTATGCGGCTGAAAATTCTATCAAAACACTAACGCGTACGCAAAAAATATCGTAATCTGTTAAGTGTGCTCACTTCGCCACACAGCTTAAACCCGCCATCGAGCGGGTTTTGTCGTTTCTGGGTCTGGGGATTCCTTGGTCCTGGCCTATCCCGCAGTTATCCATTGACTCGGCTTCTTTGACGTTTCCGCTTCTGATTTGCGGTACATGATGTTTCCTCAATTTGCACCTGCTGTATCAGCGAGGTGAGAGATAACTACAAATGCCTCATAACCCAAATACCTGGTTGGAGTTGGTCCAGAGCTGGTGGCGTGGAGACACACCGCTGGGCGCAGTGATTATGTCGATTGTTATGGCTGGTTTACGTATTGCCTATTTTGGCGGTGGTGGTGGCTGGAAGCGAAAAACACTCGAAATTCTACTCTGTGGCGCTCTGACGCTGACTTTTGCATCCGCTCTTGAGTATGTCGGATGGCCTAAATCACTATCTGTTGCCATTGGTGGTGGAGTGGGGCTGATCGGTGTCGATGCTATTCGTGGGGCTGCAATGCGAGTAATCGGTAACAAATTTGGTGGCTCTAAGGAGTAATTTATGCAGGTACTAAATTCCCAGCGTAAAGCTTTCCTTGATATGGTGGCTTGGTCAGAAGGAACGGATAACGGGCGACAACCGACACGTAACCACGGTTATGATGTTATTGTTGGTGGCAAACTGTTCACTGATTACTCCGATCACCCTCGCAAACTTGTCACGCTAAACCCCAAACTCAAATCAACAGCCGCCGGACGTTACCAGCTTCTTTCACGCTGGTGGGATGCCTACCGTAAGCAGCTTGCTCTGAAAGACTTCTCTCCCAAAAGCCAGGATGCTGTGGCATTGCAGCAGATTAAAGAGCGTGGCGCTTTACCGATGATTGATCGCGGTGATATTCGTCAGGCAATCGACCGTTGCAGCAATATCTGGGCGTCGTTACCTGGTGCAGGTTACGGTCAGTATGAACATAAAATCGGTGACCTGATTGCCCGATTTAAAGAGGCTGGTGGGGTGGTAAATGAAGTTGAGCTATAAGCTGGTTATCGCTGCATTCTTCTTTACTGTCATCGGTTCTTTCATCTGGTCTGCCAACCACTACTACAGCAAATATCAGCACGAAAAGAAACGTGCTGATGAGGCTGTACAAAATGCTGAATCTGCAACAGCCATTACCCGTAACGTCCTGCAATCACTGCAAATCGTCAATACAGTTATAGAGGTTAACCAGCATGCAAAACAGCAGATCGCACTGGAGTCACAGAGAACCCAGAAAGATATCAAAGTGGCTGTTGCGGATGATGGTTGTGCTGCACGCCTTGTGCCTGCTGCCGCTGCTGAGCGGTTGCGGAAGTACGCGGACAGTTTACGTGAGCACTCCGGCTACAACATTACCGACTAGTCTGACTTCTGAAACACCTGTACCGTTCATACCAAATCCTCTGACTTATGGTGCCAGCCTGGAGCTGAATGTGAGTCTGTTGTCTGCACTGGCTAACTGCAATCGGGATAAAGCTGATATTCGTAAAATAGATGCAGAGAGAACTAACCATTAAGCAATAAAATTGTCAAATTAATCAGTTGTCAAATGAATATACGTTAAAGGTATATGTCGACATAATTTCACCAAGTACCTCAATACATATACTTTTTTTATGAAAGATACTGGGGAAGGAACTTAGCTCTTCAAGGCATTGCACATAAGTGCTGATATCACTTGCATCACGTTCAAGGAATTTCACTTGGCCAAAAGAAGGAGTATTAATCCTAGTTCTTTGCTGGATTATATGGATAAAATGTGTAGTTGGTGAAACTATTACTCTTGAAATATCGGAAATGATGTCTTCTTGAACTTGCCGATAAAGTAAATCCTTTGGGTAATGGTGTTTGATCTCGATGGTTGCAACATTGCCATTATGTTCAGACGTTAATATCGACTGGTTATAAAGTGATATGTCAACAGCGCCGATACCGAGTTTTGGATGCTCACTTAAAGCAGTTAGTGTGCTGATTTGATTGAGAATAACAACTAACTCATCACGTATTTGAGTTTCATGTTTGCGATTGTAGAAGTAGCAATTCAGTTCATTTAACTTTTTATGCATCCTATCGTGACTAATTGCTTCGATCAGTAAATCCTGAATCATACTTTTCTCTAGGTAATCCGAACGGTTGTAAGTGACAGTATTGTGCTGGCATGTCATTAGTATGTAAAGGTATTGTGAATGCCAGCAAGATAACGAAGTATCATCGATAGAAAATCTTTACGGCCCACTCGTAAACCGCTTTGTAAATCGGTTCATGGTAAATACTATCGATACTATTCAGATGTGCGATCATCGCCTCCACAGTTGTAGTGGTTGTTTCTAATATTTCGATTATTGCAGGGCGGTTAGACTGGCCCCCTGAATCTCCAGACAACCAGTATCACTTAAATAAGTGATAGTCTTAATACTAGTTTTTAGACTAG